ACTCGTATGAAGAAGCCATTCTATCTTCCATTCGAGGCAGGTCTTAATGCCATTCCTGGTGTTCCATATTGTCCTATTACGAAGTGGTCTGACTTTATTAAGATTAACAAGCAGCTTACAGATCCTGCAACAGTAGAGAAGGCAAGAGAAATGTATTCAACAATTATCTTTGATGAGATTGAAGCGGCTGCAAATTACTGTCAGGAATTTATTTGCCAGAAGTATAAAGCTCCTTCAATCGGAGAAGGAAACGGTGGATATGGACTTTGGAAAGAGTATGAGACTGAGTTCTGGAAGCAGATTAACAAATTACTTGGTGCTGGATATTGCTGTTACTTTATTGCACATGCACAGGAGAAGGATGGATACATTTCACCAAAGGCTGATAAGAGAGCGTTAGCACCTATCATCAATAATACAGACTTATGTGTTTATGTTCGTTCTAACGGTGTTGATAAAGACGGTAAGGTTGTTAAGTCTTCTGGTTTCTTAGCACAGACAGATGAGTTTTTTGCTCGTTCTCGTTTTGATTATCTTCCTACTACTTATATTGAGGAGTTCACTGCTGAAGCTCTTGAAGATGTAATTATTAAGGCTATTGAGATTCAGGAGAGAGAAGAAGGAATCACAGCAGTTACATATGAGGAGCAGAAAGCACAGAGAACAGTTGATGTTAAATCATATGATGACCTCATGGACGAGCTACAGAAACTTGGAGAAAAGCTTGCTGATAATGGATATCTTGAGGATTTACAGACAATCGTTGCAAATCAGTTAGGCGAAGGCAAGAAGGCTAGTGATCTGAAGAAAGGTCAGGAACAGCTTATTGAAGCAATCATTTATGATATTGAGAGTTTCATTGAGGAGAATAACTTATAAGAGGTTGATACATGGCAGCTCGAAGAAAATGCGTAATATGCAATGAGCCAATTGTAGATGAGGATGGCGTTCCATACAAGGGACGCTATGCTCATAAAAAATGTTTTAATATTGCAATCAAGACATTGCAGAAAGACAAAACTGAACAGATAGATAAGGTTGCTACAAAGAAAAAAGTTGGTAGAAAGGCTAGACCTCAAGCCGAATTAAAAGAAGCATTATCCGAAGAGGAATATACAAAAAAGCAACAATATTATAAGTATTTAAGAAGTCTCATCGAAGGAGAAGAATTAAGTACAAAAGTATATGCCTTAACAGAAGATTATATCAAGCGTTATGGATTTACATATGAAAGCATGTATAAGACTCTGGTTTATCTGCATGAAATCATTGAAAAGGATTTAACTGGTGATGTAATTGGAATTGTTCCATATTATCACACAGAAGCAATGCAGTATTATGAGTCGGTTGATAAATTGGAAGAACATAATGAAAGTATGGATATTTCAAATATGTACAAAGAAAAGACCATTATCGTTCAACCTAAAAGGAGAAAAATAAAACAGATTGATATTCAGTCAATTGGGAAAGAGGTGAAATAATGGCACATGAAGGACTTGTAGATAAAAGAGCATATTTGAATACGATTGGTTGTTTAATACAAGATTCTTCCTTAATAGATGATATTGATAGACCATTAGATAGAACTGATTTTAATACAGAGAACTTCTATGAATTGCTATTTGTTGCAATTTACAATCTACATATGCAAGGTTGTACCACAATTGATGAGTTTAGTATAGATTCATATCTAAGCAATTACAAAGAACAGTATTCAATTTTTCAGGAGAATCAAGGTATAGAATATCTTTCAAATGCAAGAGATATGGCTACCATTGAGAACTATGATTATTATTATCACAGATTAAGAAAATACGCATTGCTTAGATATTATGAGCAAAAAGGTCTTGATACAAGATTTATTTTTGACAGTACCATTGCAGATACCTCAAAGATGGAAGCTGAACAAATTAAGTTTGACAATTATACTGAGCAAGACATTATTGAAATGGTTGAAGCAACATTTGTTATTAATCCCAATATGAAATATTGTACCAATACACTAAGTACAGATGTTCAAGCTGGTGACGGCATGACAGATTTGGTAAATGAATTGATGGAAGTTCCTGATGTTGGTTTAGCTTTGAATAACGAGGGATTGAACACTGTATCAAGAGGTGCGAGATTAGGATGTTTATTTATGAGATCGTGCCCTCAAGGTGGCGGTAAAACTCGTATGGCTGCTGGTGATGCTTGTAAAATTGCAGTTCCGTATTTTTATGATGTTGTATCAAAGCAGTATGTGTATACAGGAAATTGTGAGCCGACTACTATTTTCTCAACTGAGATGCCAGTAGATGAAATACAGACATTATTAATTGCAGCCGTTAGTAAAGTAAATGAGGAACATATTCTATATGGTACATATGAGCAAGGAGAATTAGAAAGAGTTCAACAAGCCATTTCTTATATCGAATCTAGTCCATTATATATCGTACACATTCCTGATTTTTCCATTGAAGATATTAAGAATCAAATAAAGAAATATAATAGAGAGTTTTCTGTTAGATATTTTTTCTTTGACTATATTCATACCTCATTACGTTTAATGGCAGAAGTAAATAGTAAATCTGGAATGGGATTGAAAGAGCATCAGTTATTATTGGTATTTGCAACCGAATTAAAGACAATCGCTCAACAGTTAGATGTGTTTATTTACACGGCTTCTCAGTTAAATGGTGAAGCACAAAATGCACAGTATAAGGATCAGAACTTGTTAGCTGGTTCAAAGGCATTAGCGAATAAACTGGATATGGGTGTTATCTCAATGGCTCCCACTAAAGCTGAAAAAAAGAAAATTGAATCAGTGTTGCACAAAATGGTTAATATGCCTGTACCTAATATGTGTCATTGGGTATACAAAGTCAGACGAGGAAGATTAACACGAATCATTATTTGGACAAAAATTGATTTAGGTACTATGACGGAACAATGTTTGTTTGTAACGAATTATGATTTCGAGTTAATTGATATGGACTTTACAAAGATTGAGCAGGTAGAGGAGAAGATTAAGGAACATTCCGTATTGTTATCTCAAGTACCTGATAATCCGATTGATGAAGAACAGGAAGAAGAACCAACCGATAAGAAGAGTTGGGGAAACTGGTAAGTGAGGTGAGGGTATGTATTTAGATAAGGATGCAATTCTTAACTCACTTACTAAGGAAGATATAATAAAAATTGTTACTTATTTTGGCTCTAGTTATCCGAAAACAGATAGTAATGGTGATTTAATATTCCAGTCAGTATGTCACGGATCAGATTCATGGAAGTTATATTATTATCACGAACCGAATGAAGATAAAGGATACAAAGGAAGAACTTTTCATTGTTATTCTAAATGTTCAGACAGTTTTAATGTTGTTGAATTAGTAATTAGAGCCAATAGAGTTAAAGGAAAGACAGTTACATGGTATAAAGCGTTACATTTTATTGGGCAACTTACAGGAAAGTTGGCTGTTACAAGTGCTGATGAGATTGAGAAAGAAAAAAATCGTATCAATGATTTTGAATGGATTAATCGTTTGAAGTCAGTAAAAAAGAATAGACGTGAAGTACCTATATTATCTGAAATTAGTGAAAATATCTTAGACACATTCTATTATGCACCTCATGAAGATTGGTTAAATGACAACATTTCTCGTGAAGCGTTGAGCAGATATGAGATTGGTTATTATGGACTGACCAACCAAATCGTAATTCCACATCGAGACAAAGACAATCGGTTGGTTGGAATTAGAGGTCGTTATCTCGATGAATCTGATATCGAAAGAGTAGGAAAGTATGTTCCGCTTCAAATAAGTGGGAAGTTTCTTAGTCATCAATTAGGTTCAAATCTATATGGAATCAATGTTACCCAAAACAAAATTAAATCAATACGAAAAGCAATGCTACTTGAGTCAGAAAAAGGTTGTATGCAAAATTATTCATACTTTAGAGAAGATTCATTTGCAGTAGCAACATGTGGAAGTAATATCACTATCACTCAGCAAAAATTATTGTTGCAATATCTCAAATGTGAAGAAGTGATTGTGGCTTTTGATAGAGAATACCAGGATGCACATTCTTTTGAGGCAGAGATTTATTACAACAAACTTGTAAAAAAAGTAGCAGGATTAGTGCCATATTGCAAAGTTTGTTTGTTGTTAGACAGTGAGAATAGATTGCCTTATAAAGCCAGTCCTACAGATATGGGGAAAGAAACATTGTTGGAATTATTAGATGAGAAGATTGTTATCACAATGGATGAAGTTAATAGAGTGTTGAAAGAATCAAAGAAGGAGAAGTAATTGCAAGAATTAAAAGATAAAATAAGACATGTAACTGATAAGGACAAAGGTTTACCTATATTTTCATATAGTAAAATCGAAGTTTTTAAAAATTGTCCTCTTCAGTATAAGTTTAAATATATAGATAAGAAGTATTCACAGGATACTTCAATTGCACTTGAGTTGGGTAGTCTGTGTCATTATGTTTTGGAACAGAAGGGCAGGATGATTGCTTCTGGTCAAGCAGTAGATTATGACAAGTTAAATAATATTCTACAGAATGGCGTGACCGAAACAGACGAAAAAACAAAAGAAGAATTATTAGGTGTAGCACAGCTAAGAAGAAAATATTTTGAAGTATGGCATGAAGCTGATAATGCGAGTGGTGCTTCATATGAAGAAAAAATAAAACTATTTGATAAAGTGTTACACGAAGAAATGGAAGATACTACTTGGCAGCCTACATATTTTGAAAAACTTTTTGAATTTGTATGGGACAACAAAGTTATTCTAAAAGGTTTTATTGACCGAATTG